GTCTCCTCCAGGGCACAAAGGCCCGTTAGCCAGCTAGGCTAACCCATCGGCTTTTCGACTTGAAGCAGCCGCGCTTCGTACTAGACAGAAAGTCGATTCCCTCGCTACTACCATGTAGGTAGAGGAGAGGATCGGACAAGGTCTCAGTCAGGCAGTAGTCTGCTGGGACTCTTTCTTCTGGTCGAGCTCCTGCACTGTCGCCAAGTAGGCGAGCGCCATCGGCGTCGCAAGTGCCAACCACTGGTTGTATGGACGGAAGTTCAGTCCAAGTCCAACCATAATGGTACGGTACTCCGCGTATGCTGATGTCGCCGACTGATGGACGATCGTGCGGGACTTGAGGTCCAGCTCGACAACCAATATCGGAACATCGTATTCCGAATTGTACGCTTCCCCATTCAGGAAAAGCGTATAGTTCTTTACGGTGTCCTTGATAAAGGGTGCCATTTCCGTATCGATATTCTGTGGTACATGTACCATTCGAGTATTCGGTACGTTTTTGAGCATGAACGTGTTGGCCCCATTTGTTGAGGCAGGCGAGTTCGTCTCCATCTATTTCATCCTTCTGTTTAATAGGATCGAAATGTAGCCTCTTTTGCTTCCAACACTGCAAATCCCGATTCCATCGGAGATCTGTCGTGAAAATGAAGCTAAAGTGGGCTAATCCCGAGCCAGGTTTACTGGTTTTGGGTATGGTACGTCTCACCACTCGACTGAGCAGAGTACGTATTGCCTGGGCCGTCTTCCACTTACCTCTCATATAAAAGAGGTCTGCGGTAGCATTCCAGGACAATATTTCCTCAGCTCCCCAGTGTCGTAAGTCGTCAGGCGGTACTGTTCGAGCATATACCGGGTTAACCGGCATGCCCTTATAGAAATCCGCCCCGCAAGATTCTCGGAAGTTTCCTTTTGAGAACGACTTGCTGACATTAACCTTAAGAGCATAGCTCTCTAGGTATCTTACGACAACGTCCGCGTACTCTACAGGGACAATAATATCATCCCCGTAGATGTCGATCTTTCGGCTATAAGCCTGTATCGATCGATACGTTGGACGCCTCCCATCGAGTTGGTGCATCGCGCTTAGTATAAGGGTGTAAAACACCATTGCCTCTACTGGGAAGCATAAAGCTGATCCCATAGAAGCATACTTAGTTAGCACGATGTTCTTCCCGTTGGGAAGTGTAGCATGCAACGAACGAGCATCCTCCAGGTATTCGAGGAGCCCTGAGTTCTTAAAGATGCGTTGGACTAAGTGCAGATGCACTCGGTCTGAAGCGTCTTTCAGGTCTAGCGTAGCTAGTCGTTTATCGATGCTGCTAATGTAAGCGAGTCGTTGATTCACATCTTGCCGGGTAAACCGGATAGAGTGTTTCGTTAGCGAATTCCGCTCCAATATCTCGTATATGTAGTCCTTTAGGGACTGTTGCATATACTGGACGTGAGAAGGTTCAATCGCTATGACTCGTGGCGTCGTAAGTGTTTTTGGAACGAACACTACACGTACGGGCAATTCATCCCGCACGCTGAGGTATTCGACTCCTTCTTCACTTTCGTCTCCTGTCCCGATACCACTGACCCTTGCGGCGACCCCGTAATTGGGGTAGGCGTGGAGGTCAGAGGGATAGGAGAACTCCGATCGCTCGTGCCAATGCTTA